ATCCCATTAAATCATCTCTAACTACATTAAATCCTTCATGATTCACAATAACTGGATCATCCAGTGGATCTTGCCAATCACCGGCCAAATCTAACCACGCCTGTCTATTTGGCATCATTAGATTTAAATCTTGATTCATTGTGCTTGTCGTGTGTTTATCGTGTGCCATATTTTATTCGTTTGGATAATCTCTACCCCATAAATGTCGAGTAGTGTCTGCGTTAACATTAATTTCTTTATCTGGATGTTTAGCTAAATTAAAGTTACCATCGAATATCCAAGTATATGGAATTCTCTTTGTAGGTGACTTAATGCCATGACTAATCGCAATGTGTTTATAGAAGAAACATGTTTTATCTTCTACATTTAAATACTTTTGACTTTCCATTGGATTATTTGGATGATTTACGAGTACATCCATTTGTCTTAGCCATTCTTCAGCGTGTTTGTTTTCTGCAATAAATTGACCATCTTTGTCAATCGTGTATTTTACTTTTCCATTTAAATTAACTCCTCCAAATATTTGTTGCATGCCATCAAAGTGTCCAGTTCCTCCAAATAAAATAGATTCTGGGTCAACCAGATCTGGTCTACTCATTGCAACATATCTTGCTGTGTTTTTACATGGATATAATGGTGACCTAAATCCTTGATGTTCTTTAAAATAAGCTTCTAATAATTTAGCAAATTCCATCATTGTATATGGTCTTTCTAAATCTTCTAGAATATGAGCCATGTCTTTAGCTGCTTTTTTAGGTCCTTCAATTAACCAATCTTTAACTATTGTACCTTTAGGATAATAGATCTGAAATAAATCATTTCTTGCATGTCTGTTTTCTACAAAATGTGCCCTAGTCTTTTCTTCACCTTCATTAATTAAGCGAGTTATTGTACCCCAATGTTCATTTGAAAAAGAGAAAACAATGGTATAATAAAGTAGCTTCTCTAAGTCTGTTTCTTTTTGCATCATATAACAATAAGGATGCTCGTGCCAATGTAGTCTATGAGAAAATATCTGATAATCTTCTAACAAAAGTTTATCTTCTCTCTTATCAAACTCGTGACAAAATTCAAAGAACTTTGCTAGCCTCATTTCTTCTGACCAATCTTTCATCCAACTTTCTGCTGGCTTTTTCTTTTTAAATGCAACATTTGTAGAAGTACCATCATATGTAATATTTCTATACTCTTGTGTAACATCGTCTTCAAACGTAAACAAAACACCCAGATCAGGTGTTTGTTTAGCTACTTTTTTTATTTCTTTTATAGTGTTACTCATATTTTTGCTACCATTTTTTTGTACTCTTCAACTGATACTCCAGCGCTTTGTAATATTTTATCGTCTGATGGAAATGAAGTCATTCCATTAAATGTTTTTACAAGCCCCAAATCTAGCATTGCTTTTTGTCTGCCATATGGATGGTCTTTAATTTCAGAAGAATTCCAAAGAGTGTCCATATTAATATGCGCATAGTCTGCACCTGGCCTTAAATAATTTTCAATCCATCTAATAAAATCACAAGCAACATCTTCTGCGTTATACGGTAAAGACCCAGTATCTTCGTATATTTTTGTCATAACAGCATCTAAGAATTCTTCACTCTTTTTACCTTTCTTTTCTACAGGATCTGCAAGATAACCGATGCATTCTACTGCATTAGTACCATAATAGAACATTGATTCTCTATTCATAAATTCTGGGTACCAGTCACATACATCTGCAATAACTGCAGCATATTGGAATCTATAAGCTCTTAGGCCGTTGTCTGCATTCCACTTAAACATCCACTCGCCCAATTCTCTTAAATCTTTTTTGCCACCCTGTCTTAAAAAGTTTGCCATGTCTCTGGCCATTCTTGGTGCAAATTCACATAAGAAATAATCTCCACCTCTTTTGTAAACATATTCTGGTTTACTAAAATTTGCCATGCCTACAAAAGCATCTTCATTTATTTCTGGTTTTGGTGGTTTTGGAAATGCTGGAAATTGATAACCAACTGAGGTGTAAAACGGAGTTGGGTGATGTTTAATAACTTCACACATTTCTTCAATAGTAGAACACTCGTGTAAATTAAAAAGAATTGTGTTATGATAACCAGATGGTTTAGTAGCGTAATTAATAGCAGAGCCACATACTCTGTGAAGAATAAAAATATAAAGCCATTCTTCTAGGCCAAATTCATTTCTTTTATTGTTCCAATTGGTAGCAACCTCTTTTCTCTGTGGTGTGTATAATCCCTCGGTCATTCTTGACCAATATGGATGATCTGGATTCCAACCATAAAAGCAATCGTTTATTATCTGAGAAAACCCAGCAAATTTACGCTCTACGACATCATATAATTCGATATGATGCATTAGCTCATCATTTAATTTTGATTCTGCATGTGGGACATGACCAAGATTACTTAAATCTTGCTGTTTTTTAGCTAGATCAAAATATCTTAAAAACTCATCGTAATACTTAGTCGTTGTTATCTGCATACTAATCTATAATTTTCCAACCGAATGCTGGTCTATTTCTTTGATATTGGCCCATAGACCACTCGATGTCTTTGGTTTCTATTTCAATTATTTCAACTTCTTTCGATGCTGCGTAAGTAATTTCTATTTTGAATTTTTCGTCTAGTTTCATATTAAAATAATGACAGTGTTTGTTTAATTAAGTTCTTATTTGGTTCGTTTGTTTCCATGTTCCATCTGTAATACTCTCTAGAGATGTGTACTGATTTTGGTTTTTCCATTACATCGAATGTTAGTTCTCCAATCGCATTAAAATAAACCTCCGGGTGTTTGTAAACCTTCCAGTTATTTCTTTCAGCCATATCGTCAATGCCTTCGTTAATTTGTTTTACTAACTCGGTTCTTTCTGACCATGTGCCCATAAATGGAGTTCCTTTATAATAGCCGGTTTTTGGTAGAGGTCTAGATTCATTTTCAATTGGCAAAACATGTACTATCTCAATGTCACTGATACCTAAACCAATAAGCTCTTCTTCGTATTTTTTTAGAAGTGTTTTTACAGAATTAGCCGGATTTGGTTGTCTCATTAAGTGATGTCTTACATCAATATTACCCATATAAACTGTTAAGCTTTTAATCCATGGATATACATAACTTTGTAAACCTCTTTTTAATGCACCGTGCATAGTCAAACCATCATGTCTTTGACACATATATCCTTCTTGATACATTCCAAAAGAGTGACTATCTCCAAAGCATAGTTTTTCTGTTTTATCTACATGATCTACTCTTTGTATATTCGTACACAATTCCGTTGCTTCTTCAATTCTAGCTTCAAGTGTTTTAAATAAATCAGTTCCTGCTTTAAGCCTAGTTTGAATCAAATTACCAATATCTGGCATATCGTGATGTAGGGAATATTTTTTAACGGGGGAAAATAACCTCATAAGTTGATGATATAAATCATCGTTAGAGCCTCCAAAAATATTAAACGTGCCTTTAAATTCCATACCATGATCTATAAGAATTGCGTCATAGTCATTCCAATCGGTTTGATTAGATGTGATTACTTCGGCATTAGAATAGCCCGCATTTTGCAATTGATTACATAGCATGTGAGCCCAAGCACCCTTGTGTGAAGAGATCTTTGGACTAATCTTACCTACCAAGGCACATATACCTACTTTAATGGACTTGTCGGTTTCCTGTTCTGTAAAAAATGTTAGTTCTGTCATAATTTATTTAATTGGATCTTCAGTGTCTTTGTAGCCATGTTTTTCAACATAGTTATCTAGTGCACCTAAATACGCAACTGCATCTAGCAAGTTGTCTTGTTTATAATTATAAGAATGGCGACTTAATTTAAGTGCAACAAGCGCAGCATACATATCTGAGCCGTTTAGTTCTTTACCTGTCATTCCATTAAAAATCATAGCAGCTCTTCGCATACCTTCTTCGAATGGACCGTATTGGCGTGATTTTTCTTCTGAGCGATTGTTTACTATTTCGTTAGCTTCAGATAGGATGTTGGTTTTCTTTTTAGACATATGAAACGTTTAGTAGTTATACACACAAACTTGAGTTTGTTTAATTATTTATTTAACTCTTTTGGTGCTGCACTCGCGCTGATGGATGCGAAGCTGCATTTTATTAGTATTATACTCGTGTGGGTTTAGATAGGTTATAGATCATAGCACAGTAGAACCTGACAGCGTGCATATTAATATTATCTGCAGATGCCATTGTTTTACTTAGATTATTATCTATAACTGATTGTACAAATCCTCCTCCCATGTCACTGACATTCCATTTTTTACACATGATCTGTGTACCAGTGGTGACAATATGATTTTCTTCCCAAGAAATAATATCATTGTCGTGAATAAATTGTTCTGCATTCTCGTCAAAGAATTTTTGTACTGATTCCTTAACTATTTTTATTTTATCAAATGTATTCATATTATATAATTTTAGTTTCGTTTCCAACCATATCCTGCAATTTCGCCCTTATTAAACATTTTAATAAGATTTTTATATGCCTTTGTTGCTGCGGGTCTTTTGCAGTGTTTTACCGCGTAAATAATTTCTGGAGAATATTCGTCTTCCCTTCTTAGAAAAAATGTAGTTCTATACATGTGTCACTGTATTACCGGTTAATTGAATGTACATTTCAATGGCTTTTTTTAGGCCTTTGATTTTATTTTCTATTTCTTTACTTACACCAACTTCAATTGCTTTAGGCAATAGATTATCGTACAAATATCCATCAAAAAGGCCATATGCCATATTTTTCAGTGAATTGTCTTCGGTTGCTTTAATAATGTCCATTGTCATTGTCATCATTTCTGACGTAAAGCAATCATGTCTGTTAAATCTCTTATAGTTCATATTATTTAATATTAGTTGTACCATGCATTCTAAATCCTAAAACCGGAGTGTGACCAGTTATTTTATTCTTACGCTGTTCTATCATGTTTCTTGTCATGATCAACGTTTCGACGTCAGTTTCTGACTTTACCCAATCGGTAAATAAGTAAGTCAATAATTTTGCTTTGATTTTTTTCATTTCTATTACTCTTTTAATTACTCTACTAATATACCACAAATATTTGACATAAAAAAATCTGGAGTGACTTATTTTACAAAAAGTTTCCAATCTTTTTCTGCAGCGATGGCTTCTAACTCAAATGGGTGAGTATCATATTCATATCCTTCTTCATCATACATCCTCTTCATTTCTTTACCGTCTTGAAGATAGTGTGTATACTCGTGGATTAATGTTTCTAAAATCCACTGTTTGTTCTTTGCTTTAGGATAATAAATCACGATCGTATTTTCTTCCCTGTCGTATTCTGCATCTGGGTCGCAATCACCTTCAGCATCTTCTTCACCTGTTAATCTAACATAAATATTATGGTGAAGTTCAATTGTTGGAAATTCAGATTGATGTTTAGATCTACCGTAATAATTTTTTATATCTTCGTAGACTTCTTCAATTATATTTTTACACTTTAACTCATTCATATACTGCTAATATACCACAAATATTTGACATAAAAAAATCCTGGCTCACTTTTTTTCATAAAAAAAGCCCACATCGAGTGGGCTCTTCTTTAATTCAATGATACTTAAATTATCCTAATTTTTTAACAGTTGCTGTTAATTTATCTAGGGATGCTTTTACATGCTCACCATAATCTGCGTGCAAATCTTCATCTGCATCTAATGGTTGCATATCTTTCCATTCGCTGTATTTAGAGATAAACTCTTCACTAGCATCTACGATTTTCTTAATATCTGATTTTGTGTATGACTTTCCGTAATATTGAGTTGGATCTACATCCATTCTTGCAGTCTCATCTGTAAATGGATTTTTAATGTCTACACCTTCGAAATCAAATGAAAATGCTTCAAAGTTTTTTACAAATGATTCGTTTTTAGCATTCTTTTTATCTCTAGCTATTTTCTCTTTTTTTGCTTTTTTAAACTCTTCTTCTGCATCTCCTTTGCTAGCTGGAACATCTCCTGAACCATCTGCGCCATCTACTGGTAAAGCAACCGGTCCCATACCTCCCATATTGGAAGGTGTAATATTCTCTAAAAATCTTTTAAAAGAATGTGATTTAGAACTTTCATTTAAGTCTATGCCGTCCCAGTCCCATTTGTAACCTTTACCGTCTGCACCATTACCTAAGTAACCATACATTCCTTTTTTGAAACCATCAAAGAAAATAGCTGCACCGTATTCGCCAACGTCTTCTTTAGCATATTCTCTTGCAGCATCTTCGTCCATTGCCTGCACATGAACACTGCCTTCTTCAAACGAAAATAAAATACCTTTCTTAAAGTCTATTGAATCTCCAACCCACCATGTATCATTATCCATGTCATATGAATCGTCTTCATCTTCTTCGTCACCAAACATATCAAAGTCCGGCCATTCAGATATACCGTAGTTTAATGCTTCTTTTTCTGTTTTAAAAAAATTAATCTGAGCGTAATCTCCAGATCTTTCTCTTACGTAAAATATCTTTGCCATTGTTTAGTGTGCTTTGTTAAGAAACTCTTCAAATTACCAAGCGTAATCGAATGTTTTGATTTTGTTAATTCTATCTTTAATAGATTTAGCATAGTTCTTAGCTTCTCTTTCATACCATCTTTCACCTGAACCATATTTCTTTTCAGACTCTTCAGATCTTGCTACATAATCACAGTATCTTGAGTAATCGTCTAAAATAGATGACATGTGCGAAGAAGCATCTTTTAATTTTACAGTAGAACCTCTTTTGTTTTTACCAATATAGATTTCTCCGTATTCTGTTGTCTGTCCAGCTTTTAAACCGTCTTGAATTTGTTTAGCTAATTCATCGATTGCATCTGAAACCATCTTATCTAGTGGCAAAGCAGCCGCCTTGGTAGCTAAGATTTGCATGTATCTGTTTTTGTTTTCTTGTTTGAAGTCTTTATCAGATTTGAATGCAATCGCACCAGATTTAGCACTTGATCTTTCAGATCTTTTGTTTTCTGTAGAATATTTTTGTTGTAATAGATCTACGTTGATAACAACTGCTCTATCTGAAACTTCTGCAATTCTCTTTACATTATAAAGACCAGTTCCGCCCCATCCTTTATACTTCTTAGAAATACCAATAGTATCACTTGAATTATTAGGAGTAGTTTTTAAAGTTCTGTCTCTGTCTCTGCTGGAATATCTACTAGTCCATGTGTTTGTGTAAAATTCATTACCTCCACTTGCTACAGCTAATAAGTAACCTCCACCTGGGATAACCTTGTTACTACCATATCCATCATTAGGTGCATATGGATTATCTTTCTCATTATCTGAGATATAGAAAACAATAGTGTTTGTTTGTTTTGCCTTGTACGCTGTCATTGGATCAGTATCAATAAGATCTTCATCTTGTACTTTATCTAAAGCAACTTTAGTTTTACCGTAAAATGCACCAGATAACGCTTTATCAACTTTACCTCTAGTGTTTGTAAATAACTTAGAAAGTTTCATTGAACCAAAAGCTTCGTTTAGGTTTTCTACGAAAGATGAAAAAGATTCATGAACAAAAGAAACTGATTCAAATTGTAAAGAATCGATTCTGATATTCATTGAAGCCATTTCCATTGGTTCAGTGCCATCTTCATAGTCCACTGTTGCAAATAAATCTCCAAGTTCTATGATTTTAAATCTTCCAGGAAATCTAACGTTTTCTCCGTAAACAGTTTC